TTGCTAACTAGAATGAGCGATGAAATGGAACGTGTCAAAGACAAAGCCATTATGATGTCAGGAGTACAAGCAATTAACTCCTTATTCAAAAAGCTCACAGCTACAGCAACTGAAGATACAAGTGTTAGTGAAGATTGGGAGGAAACATTCGAAAGTAATTTTAATAATTACGATTTTAATAAACTTTTTAGTTGACATCCAACTTTAGATAACATATACTAATGACTATATAAGTAGTCATGAGGCATACTTAGGCAACAGTTGCATTATGCAACACACATAGGCAAACATTTAGGAGAAAAACTATGGCAACATTGGCAGAAATTCGTGCAAAATTGCAAGAGCAAGAATCAAGCGGCGGACGTGGTTCGCAAACAGGTGGCGATAACGCTATCTTCCCTTTTTGGAATATCCCAGAAAATTCAACAACGGTACTACGCTTCTTACCAGATGGTGATGCGAGTAACACTTACTTTTGGCGTGAACGTCAGATGATTCGTTTAGGATTCTCTGGTGTAAAAGGAGACTCAAATAGTCGTGCAGTTACAGTGAATGTTCCATGTAACGAAATGTGGGGACCGACAGGATCATGTCCTGTACTAGCTGAGGTACGTCCTTGGTTTAAAGATCCTGCACTAGAAGACATGGGTCGTAAGTATTGGAAGAAACGTTCATACGTTTTCCAAGGCTATGTAGTAGAAAGCAGTTTGCAGGAAGATACTACACCTGATAATCCAATTCGTAGGTTTATTATTAACCCAAGTATTTTTAATATTATTAAAGGTGCTTTGATGGATAGTGACTTTACTGAGCTTCCGACAGATATTGAGCAAGGAACTGACTTCCGTCTTACTAAGACAACTAAAGGTCAGTATGCTGATTATTCAACATCTAGCTGGGCACGAAGAGAACGTAGCTTAGATAGTAATGAGCGAGCGGCTATTGAATCGCATGGCTTATTTAATCTCAATGATTATCTTCCAAAGCAACCAAATGAAGAAGAACTTGGTGTAATTGGAAAAATGTTTGAAGCCAGTGTAGATGGTCAAATGTATGATCCAGAACTTTGGGGTAACTATTATCGCCCCGCTGGAGTACAAATTGATACTAGCAATAGTGCTCCAAAAGGTTCGGCTCCGGCAGAGACAGCGGCTCCAAGTCCTGTTCCTCAGCCAGCACCTGCTCCAGTAGCAGAAGCGGCACCTGCTCCAGTTACTCCACCTGAAAAACAGGAACAAGTAGCGGCGGCAGTAGCGGCAACAGCTCCTGCAGAAGGCGGTGCAAAACCTAATGCCCAAGACATACTTGCGGCAATTAGAAACCGTAGCAACTAATAATAACATTATTAAGTAGGCGGCGTTAAGTCGCCTACTGTGGCTTTATGGAGAAATAGATGGCAAAACCTTTTGATGTAAGTAAATTCCGCAAAAGTATTACTAAGAGTGTACCTGGACTCAGTAGCGGATTTAGAGACCCTGATACATGGATCTCAACAGGTAATTATACACTAAACAAATTGCTAAGTGGAGACTTTAACAAAGGCATTCCGCTGGGTAAAGTAACAGTGTTTGCAGGTGAATCAGGCGCAGGTAAAAGTTTTATCTGTAGTGGTAACCTAGTCAGAGAAGCACAAAAACAAGATATTTTTTGTGTACTAATTGACAGTGAAAACGCACTAGATGAACAGTGGCTCAAAGCACTTGATGTTGATACTAGTGAAGATAAATTGTTAAAACTAAACGTAGCAATGATTGATGAAGTTGCTAAAGTTATTAGTGAGTTTATGAAAGACTATAAAGCAACATATGCGGACAAAGAAGAAGAAGACCGTCCGAAAGTATTGTTTGTGATCGATAGTTTAGGTATGATGCTTACCCCAACAGATGTGGACCAGTTTACTAAAGGTGATATGAAAGGTGATTTAGGTCGTAAACCTAAGGCACTTACTGCACTTGTAAGAAACTGTGTAAACATGTTTGGTGACTACAATGTAGGATTGGTAGCAACTAACCATACATATGCTTCGCAAGATATGTTTGACCCTGATGATAAAATTAGTGGTGGACAAGGCTTTATCTATGCATCAAGTATCGTTGTTGCTATGCGTAAATTAAAACTCAAAGAAGACGAAGATGGTAACAAAGTTACTGATGTTCGTGGTATTAGGGCGGCGTGTAAAGTTATGAAAACACGTTTTGCTAAACCTTTCGAAAGTGTACAGATCAAAATTCCTTATGAAACAGGCATGAATCCATACAGTGGATTTGTTGATTTGTGTGAGAAATTAGAACTTCTTAAGAAAACTGGTAATCGATTAGAATATACTAGTCAAGTTACTGGTGAAGTAAACACACAATTTAGGAAAGCATGGGAAGCTAATACAGACGGTTGCTTGGATACTATTATGACCGAATGGGGTCAAAAAGACCTTCCTGAACTAAATATCCAGGAACCAGAAGTACTAGAAACACTTGAGGAAGAACCTATTAATGAAAATGAGTGATGAGGAGGTAGCTACATATGTAGATATGTGGCTATCCATAAAACCCTATATCAGTCCTAAAGACAAAGAACTAGCATGTGAAAAGTTTTTGGCAGTCATTGATGAAAATGTCTGTGAGCTAGCCGAAGTATGCGATGAATGGTTTGGGAATGATTCAACTCTTGACAGAGTACTCAGAGATGTTTATTATGAAGATGCATTTGATGAAATCGACGAAGACTCTGATATAAATGATGATTGGTAAATGACCTGGTATAGTAAAGTTAGACAGGATATAGCTAATATAGTTCCTGCAATTCAACATTTCGAACAACAACTAGATGAAGCAAGATTAGATTGCGGACTTAAAGGCAATGTGGAAAAACATTCACGTGACATGCCTGGTATAGTTGAATATCGTTTTAATCAATTGCAAGAACTAGAAGCTATACTTGAGTATCTCAATATAGAGATGCGTAAGATAAAAACAGGGCATTACAAAAAATATCTTGAAGGATACAATAAAGCATTATCAAGTAGAGATGCTGACAAATATGCTGAAGGTGAACAAGAAGTAATCGACCAACAACATATTATTAATGAAGTGGCATTGATTCGAAATAAGTTTATGGGATTGATAAAAGCCATTGATGCAAAGCAATTTCAGATAAACAACATTGTAAAGCTGAGAGCGGCAGGATTAGAGGATGTAAGTTTATGATACAAGATGATTATAATCTTAACATTGAATTAATTTTTCCTACTGCAATAGGTATTGTAGATAACGATAATTTTGATGATCACTCAACACTTTTGGATATTGAATATAAGGTTACAGAAGCTTCTAATGGGCAGTTTGAAACATCAACAGATTCATATGTATTAGATAATCATGTACCTAATTTAAGAAATTGGATACAACAGCAATTAGATAATTTTTCAAAATATGCACTATCGACTCATCAAAAATTAAAACTTACACAAAGCTGGTGTTTAAAACATAAGAATTCAGTACAACAAGTATTCCCACACCCACATCCTAATAGTATTATCAGTGGTGCTTATTATGTAGCGGCTGAAGAAGAGAGTGCTAATCTAACATTTCACAAGAAGAACGTTAATATGTCTCCTAGTGTTATTTGGGAAATGGATCAAGAGATGCTAGCACAATCCCCGTGGAATCTTCATTGGAAGAAAGTTGAAAGTAAGCAAGGACGTTTGATAATGTTCCCTTCACAACTAATGCATTCTGTTGATGGGAATAAGCCTATCGATGGTACAAGATGCGTTTTAAGTTTTAATACATGGTTTGAAGGCGGCATCGGAGAAGTTAATAAATTAAATAGGTTAGGGTCGGTATGATAGTAACAGTAGCAAGTGACCACGGAGGTTACAAAGTAAAAGAAGCAATCAGTGAATGGTTGTTAGAACAAGGACATAATGTTAGAGATTGGGGAACAGACAACGAAGAGAGTTGCGATTATCCTGACTATGCTAAAGGTGTATGTGAACTTGTAGCAGATGGTGGTGCAGATTTTGGTATCCTTGTTTGTGGCACAGGAATTGGCATGAGTATAACTGCAAATAGAAATCCAAAGATTCGCGCCGGACTTTGTAAAGATACTCAAACGGCAATGCTTACAAGACAACATAACGATGCAAATGTATTGTGCTTGGGTGCTAGAGTTACAGACCATGCATGGATAACGAACATAGTAGATGCATTTCTTACTACAGAATTTGAAGGTGGACGTCACCAAACAAGAATAGATAAGTTATGAGTAATATAGTAGTAATAGGTACCCAATGGGGAGACGAAGGCAAAGGCAAGGTTGTTGATTTTCTGTCTGATAAAGCAGATATTATAGTAAGATTTCAAGGCGGACATAATGCAGGACACACATTAGTTATTAATGATAAAGTATTTAAACTTAGTTTATTACCTAGTGGAATTATTAGAGAAGATAAGGTTACAGTAATTGGCAATGGGGTTGTATTAGATCCTTGGGTACTGTTGAAAGAAATTGAACTAGTGCGTTCGAAAGGTATTAATATTACTCCTAACAGATTATTAATTGCAGATAATACTCCACTTATACTTCCCTATCACAGTAAGTTAGATCAGTCTAGAGAACAAGCCACTAGCAATAAGATAGGTACAACTGGTAGAGGTATTGGTCCTGCATATGAAGACAAAGTTGGTAGGCGCAGTATAAAAGTAGGAGACTTAGCAGACATTGACTTGTTAAAACAAAGATTACAGGTAGCAAGCGAGTATCATAAGTTTGAAGTTCAAACAGTACTTGATAAACTATTACCTATTAGAGACGAAGTTTTACAGTATGTCAAACCTGTAGCAGAATGGTTAAATGAACAAACAAACGCTGGTAAAAATATATTGTTTGAAGGTGCTCAAGGATCAATGCTTGACGTAGACTTTGGTACATATCCATATGTTACTAGTTCAAATTGTTTAGCAGGAATGGCTAGTATAGGCAGTGGTGTACCTCATAATAAAATACCATATGTAGTTGGCATAACAAAAGCATATACAACCAGAGTAGGTGAAGGGCCAATGCTCACTGAACTAACAGATGATATAGGTTGGCATCTTGCTGAAGTAGGAAAAGAAAAAGGAACAGTTACTGGCAGAGATAGAAGATGTGGTTGGTTTGATGCAGTACAAGTTCGTAAAACTTGTATGCTAAATGGTGTAACTAGTATTGCACTAATGAAAATAGATGTACTTGATCAACTAGAATCTATAAAAATATGTGTGGATTATATTGATGATAGTCCTGTTTATGAAGAGATACCTGGATGGAAAACAAGTACAGTTGGTATCACTAGTATGGAAGAACTGCCAGAACAAGCCAAATGCTATATTCAACGCATTGAAGAACTAGTACAAACTTCAGTTGGAATTGTTAGTACAGGTCCGGAACGTGATCAAACTATTATGAAAAAAGATACATTTTTTTAAAAAAAGACGTCAAAAAGGTTGACAATAAGAGCTCATGGTGCTATAGTATATGTATAGTTAGAAAAAGGAGTGAGAACCAAATGGCATATATTAACGCAGAAGATGTAAAAGCAATCAGACAAGAACTTAAAGCAACTTTTCCAAAGTTTAAATTTGGTGTTCGTAAGCAACATCATTCAAGTGTAGATGTTACTATAAAAAGTGGACCTACAGACTTTAGTGATTGTTTTAGAGCTGGTGATGATGGTTATGCTCAGATCAATCATTATCATACACATATGTATGGTGAACACAAAGATTTCTTTGATGCAGTTCACAAGATTATTAAAACTGCTCCTATCAAAGGAGAAGGTTATCACAAAAACAAAGGTTGGTATGACAACAGTAATTCTCAGATTGATTACTTTGACACTGCTTATTATATTAGCATGAACGTTGGTAACTGGAATACACCATACGTTGTTAACTAAAGATTACTTGGTACCTACAGAGGCGGTCCGTGCGACCACATAAGGGTAGGCTAAGTTACTAGATTAAAACAGTTGCATGCCGAGATCTAGAAGCCAAACTTAAAATTATTAGGAGGCAATAACGTCTCCTAATTTTATATAAAAAGAGAACAAATCCACTCTTAGCTCAGTTGGATTAGAGCAACGGTCTTCTAAACCGTAGGTCACAGGTTCGAGTCCTGTAGAGTGGGCCAAATTGGAGAGGTGCCTGAGTGGTCGAAAGGAGCGGTTTGCTAAATCGTCGTACGGTCAAACGTACCCAGGGTTCGAATCCCTGTCTCTCCGCCAAATTGGAGGAATATATGAAATGGATAAATGTAAATGAGAGATTACCTAAGGTAGGAGAGAAATGTTGGTATTTCTTTGATGTCGTAGGTACCCATAGAGGCTTTTATGACGGTCTTTATGTAGACGAAGAAGGTAATGAACGGAAAGGCATGAGTATCTTTTATAATGATACTGGATGGCTAACTGGTGATGTAACTCACTGGCATCCGGATCAAGAAGAACGACCTTTAGATCCTTTTATAACCAGTCATTAAATAAGTTGTGGAGCCGGTATAGCTCAGTTGGTAGAGCAGTTGATTTGTAATCATCAGGTCCCGAGTTCGAATCTTGGTGCCGGCACCATAAATACCATTAGCTAGCAGAAGGCTAGCCAATCAATAGGAAAAAAGATGAAAGTTGGAGATATATTAATTGAAGCCGCTAAAAAGCAAGCTGAAGGCGAAATAGCAGTACACAAAGCAAACATCGAAGTCTATAGAGTAATGCCTGCAGGCATTGGTGAACACAGTGATGTTACTGAAGCTATTATTGCAGAACTTGATATGATGGCGGCGGCAAGCGATCGTTTAGAAATGATCGAAAAACACTTTAGCTGATCTATAGGAGGAATTTAATGGCAGACGATTTTGGACCAAGTTGGTATAACAAAACTGAGAACAAAGAACTAAGCAGATTGAGTGTAATCAATCTTGTAGACGACGAATTTTTACAGTGTAGTTTTTACGAACATGACAAAATTGTTGGCACTATTCCTTACTATGATAAGTCATTTGTATATGTTAAAGATGCCGCATATAATTGGTGTCAAGGTATAATGACTAAAGATACAGTTAAAGGTTATACGGAACAAGGCGAC